CCGCCGAAAATGGCCGACAGGAACTTACCACCACCGCCACCGCCGCCAAACAGGCTTCCGGCAATCTGCTGAAATGCCTGATTGGCAAGGGTGTCCGCTAATGACGCTAGCAGGTCCGCTAGCGCCTCTTGGCCGGACTTTGCCCCCGTCACAAAGCTGGTGAACGCTTCGCCGACACTGCTTTCCAGCGCCTTCATTGCGTCTGCCGTCTCGTCGGTCTTGTCTTTCAGCGCGTCCATCGCGCGGTTGTAGGTGTCGCTGTCCAGAGCGCCGGACGCTTTCAGGTCGTTCAGCTTTTTCAGTTCAATCGCGTACTTTTCCGCCGCCGTCCGGGTTTCGTCGAATATCCGCGCGGCCTCACGTTCGTCATCCGAAATTCTTGGCACGCCGCCACCGCCACCACCACCGCCTGCACGGCCACCGCCTGACGATTGTGTTGATCTGAAAACCCCCGCCGCTCCACTGGAAACCCTCCCGAACGGGTTGGGGCGGCGGGCAATCGCTTCACGCGCAGCCTGATCTGCCCCGCCTTCTCCAGTGTTCTGTATCTTGCCGTATGCCAGCGCCGAAGCCGCCATAGCCGCATTTATGTTTTCCTGCGTAAGCGCCGCCGCCTGCGCCCGAAGGTTTGCGTAAAGCCCATAGGCGTCCGCCAGATTGTTGTTCATGACGGCGATTGCATCTGACGCAATACCGGTTTCTGTGGCGACTTCCGCAGCCCTATTCGCCATTTCACCAAGCGCAAAGGCGGCATCGCGCAATGGCCCCGGCAATTCCTGCCCTGCCGGAACAAGGGATTTCATAACCGCTAGCGCTTCGCTTGAAGCTATAGCTATCTCACGCACCCCTTCGGCCTGTCCAACCGCGTCAATGGCATCCGACAGAACAAGAGCCTTTTCGGCAGTCAGCCCAAGCGCATCTCCAGCCGCGCCAAGGCTATCCCGAGCCGCTTCTACCGCTTGCTGCGCCGTGAAAAGGCCATAGGCATCTTCATTGGAAATACGCGCAAGTTGGCTTTTTGCCTCCGCAAGAGTCACAAAGCGATCCCGCACCTCTTGCATCGGTGCATTCAACGCTGTGACAGTTGCCAGCAGTTCTTCAAAAGTCTGACCAAGCGAAACCCCGGCAAGGTACTCGGAAAACCCCTGAACCCGCCCCGCAAACTCTCCAAACTTTGCAGTCAAGTCCGCCGTGGACGTTGCTGCTGTGACAACAAATGCCTCATAGCTATTAAGGCTTTGACCGAACGCCGTAACCGCCTCAGATGCCGACTGTGCTTCTTCCTTGGTGCCAAAAAACACGCGGGCTAGAGGAATAAGCACCGCCGATGCCGTACCCATTGCAATACCCAAAAGACCAAAGCCGGAAAGCAGCTGCGGCAACTGTTGCGCCAATGCCTGCGATGCAGATGTTCCGGCCCCGACCTGTACGGCAAAGTCCTGCACCTGAAAGCCGACGTTTTGCAGGCCAGCCGATCCAGACCGCGAAAAACGGTCAATGTCCCGGAAAGCATCACGGCCAGCATTGCCAACACTGGCAAACTCGGCCCGCGCCCGGTCGCCACCGACAACGCCCAAACGAAAACTAACGCTTTTATCGGCCATTAGTCTTGCGCCTTTTCATTCATCCGGTTCACCATCACGGCCTCAATAACCGGCAACATTTCCGCTACGCAGCATTCGTCAACGCCAGTGGCCCGCGCCATTGCCAGCGCCGCCGTCATATCAAAGCCGATCACTGCCCCTGGCACCGCCCTGATCTGTCCACCCAGCCGGGTTGCCAAATCCCAAACCTGCCAGCCTTCCCATGTTTCGGGCCGGTTGACGGTATAAGCGCAATCCTCGCAGGGTGACGGGCAGGCCGCACAGTATTCAGCGCCCCCGCCGGGGGTATAATGCCAAGTGGCAAGGGCGCTCAGACGTTTTTTTCCGCACTCACCATCAAGCCGCGCGTCACGTAATCCCGTGCGAAGGCGCGGGCGAAAACATAAATGTCCATCAGCGCCGCAATGCCTTCCGGTGTCGGCTCCACCGGCTCCCCGGCATCATCACCCACACCTTCCCATTCCAGAATTGCGAGTTTCGCCACTTCGATGCTGAGAACGAAGAACCGATGATCCACTCCGGCATCCTGCGGCAATTCCCGCAGCGCGGGCGATGTGGACGCAGCCGACAAAATGGACGACGTGAACGGGGCCACCAGCACCCGCACGCCTTCGGTCAGATCAATCCAGAACGGCTCTTTTTTCAGGTTCAACCGGATCATCAGTACGACGCCACTGTGTTGACCAGAACGGCAGTTGCCATACGCGCAGGCGATGTTGCTCTTGCCGCCTGCCAGTCAAATGTGACCTGCATTCCCGAAGGCCCGGAAATCTCCCGGCGCGGGCGCGGCAGATATACCGCATGGGCCGTGATTGTCAGGCTGGCATTGGCACCGATGGTCCACGCAAATTCCAGCGAACAAGGCGTGCCATTGATCGCCTGCGTCAGCAGCGTGGTATCGGCAAACCGGGCCACGATATTGCCGTTCATCATTGCTTTGCTCGGGTCCAGGCCGTCGATCTTGCCATCCGACCGGATTGTTTCGATCCGGTCGAGATTGTTCATGTAGTTGACTTCGGCAGACACGATATTTGCCAGCGTTGACCCATCCCTACGGATCGCCCCGTTGAAATGGCCGAACCGCGTAAGGGTTGCCAGTTGCCCCAGCGTACCTGCCGCCGTGGCCGTCGCCAGCGTTTCCCCCTGCGCCACCAGACCGACCGTTGCCTGCAACAGCCCGGATCGCGTCATTGAGAATGACAGCCGGTCGGCCATCACGCCCGAATACATCGGGAAACTCGGCACGTCCGGCATCTGCGTTTCAATCGAAGCGCTTGGCAGCGTCCAGTTGCCAGACTGGAACGTGTGTGTCTTTGGCGTCGTGCCGCTCGTGGCAGGGCTGCCAAACACCAGTTTCAGCCAATATCCAATGCCGTCCGTGTCAATGGGAATCACATGGTCCCCGTCTGCGGTCAGCGCATCCTTGATCGGCGCTGCCGGATCGCGGCCAAGGCCCAGAATGTCATCATCCAGCAACGGTTGTCCGGCGCTCAGGGATGACGTGATAAACGGCAGTTGCGTGTATCCGCTGACCGGGGCCGTGCCATAGGTCGATTCAAAGGCAAAGGCGATGGCGGTTTTCGCGCCCTGTTGACGTGCCATAAGCTAGGCTCCTGTTCAGCCGAGAGGATCGGCGGTTGTATAGTGAAGGACTACCGCGATAACTGCGGCCTTGATGGTTTCCGCGCCTTCAACAGGCAAATCTGATGGTTGCGGTGCTTCCGGCTCGGCCCAATCACAAAGACCGCCCAAAGTCCGATCTGCCGCCAGCGCAGCGCCAATCAGGACGCAAATGCGGTCAAAGGCATCGTCGCGGCCATTGATCTGCACTAGAACCTCTACTTCGGCTCGATGCTCGTAATGCCAGCGCAGAGGCGACATCGTGTATTCCGGTTCACCTGGCACTCCATCACGGACAATCACTAAGCCATCCGGCGGGATTGTAACCGGCAACGGTTCATTCCGAAGAACGCGCACAGGCGGCACTTTTTGCAGTGCATCCTTTAGCGTTGCATGAAGCGCCTGAATAACGGTTTCACGGGTGGAAGTCATTTCATGGCCTGAAACTTGGCAGCAATCGCCGATGGAACACGGGACGCAATCTGTTGCGCGGCTGGATAGAGGTTAAGACGCTTGGGCATTTTAACTTGGCGCACCAAGGCAAAGATCGGCACAGACGCCGCCCCCGTCAACATGCCGTCTTTCCGTCTTTTGCCGCGCTTTCGGATGCCAATTTCCCGGCCCTTTGTCAGCCGGAAATCATCGGCAACCAATAATCCGCCTCGGGGCGTTTTTACAAACCGCAGGCGCACGCCGTTTCTGAATTGCCATGTTCCAGGCGTCCACCGGCCACCACGATCATTTCTGCCCGCCGCTGGCAACGGAATTGCCAGAAAGACCCCGTTTCTGGCCCGGATTATTGACCCATCGTTATGTGAGCGTAGAATGTCTGTCTTTGTTCGGGCGTAGAGATACGTCGCAGCATTGATGCTGCTTACGCCTTCTGGATAGTCCTTTCGGCGAATGGTGTTTGCAAGCCTCTGCCCCAGCCCCGCGCCCGTCACTTGGCCCCGCCAGTTCATTTGCACATCATACCCTGCGTCGTGGATCGCAATGGTTACTGCGCGTTCTGCGGCATGATAAATTCGGCGACTTAGAGCCTTCACATCGCCATCTATATAGACCGTCATCTTCATTCCGGCACCACGTCCAGCGTCCACACAAGCCGTTCCGTGTCCCGCATCGGCTCACCCTGCACCCGGAACCGGTCTGCCCCGACTACCAGAATATCCCCCGCCGCAGGCCGCGCCCAATCGGCCACGCGGACATCAAAGCGGGTCGTCTCCGACCGAAACCGGCCCTGCCCGAAATCGGTAATCTCGTCTGGCGCGCGCCGAACAACCCGGCATGGCGTAGCGGGCGGGAAGCCCTGCTCAAGCCAAGTAGCGGCCTCTGCCATATTCGCATCTGCGAAAATGACGTTTACGGCAGAGGCAAAGGCGGTCATCAGGTCAGAGCCGCCGGGGCAGCGCCGTTCAGGCGGATGCGGCCCGTGGTTTCGCCAGCGCCCGCGCCGACAGCGGCAACGGCAACGCCCAGAAGGATGTTGCCCGTGGTCGTGGCGGTCGTGGCGGTCAGCGTGGTTGTGCCCGTGCCATAGATAGCGGCACCGACGGTCCAAGCCTGCGAACCAGTCTTGGTCACGTCAACCACACCGTCCACGAGAATTTCCACGGGGTTGCCGCTCAGGGCAGTCGTGACTGCCACTCCCGCCAGAACACCGACGCGGCAAAGTTGGCCCGCCGACACGTTGGCAGGCGCAAGAACGGTGACAGTATCACCGGGTTGGATATACGTTTTCATGCGCGATAACTCCTGATCGCAGAGAGGAAATGGGGGCGGTCATTCCGCCCCCCGGTTTAGGGCGATCAAGCGCCCGCGTTGCGCCAGCCAGCGCGGAAGTCGATAGCACCCACGCCGAAATCATGCTCGACGGTGAAGCGCATCCCTTGGACACCGAACGGCTCGTCCATCCGCATCCGGGGGCCACCTTCGCCGCGCAGGAAGCCATACGCGAAGTTGGCAAGCACCGAAGGATCGGCGAACAGATACCAAGCATTGCCGGTGATGTACGGCGACACCACAATCCGCAAGGTGCCGGAGAACGGGTTGATGTTGCCCGCCTGTTGCGCTTGGATCGGGGCCACGATCTGCTGTGCCTCGGTTTCCTTGTCCGGCCCGACCAGCAGGATGGACGCGGTAAGGTTCAGCAGTTGGCCCGTGGCACCTGCCTTCGGGGCAAGCCCACGGCGCACGCGCATTGCGGCGCGGGCAGTGCCGAGAGCGGCAACCGTGATGGCCGTTGCCGTGCCTGCCTTGGTTGCGTCGGTCGTGTTGAACACCTGACGCGAAGTTTCAGTCAGGGTCGGGCCGTCCGAGTTGGAACCCGA